GTACTAACGCCTGACGCGGTAGAAAGCAAGGCGCGTGAATTGATAGGCACGTACCTGGAAGGCGAAAAGAACGCAGCGGGTGTGTCTTTACTGAGTAGATGGGCGTAGGAATGAGTCTTTTTCGGTCGCTGGTCTGGAATAAACAACTAACGGTCTATCATCGCGTGACATCAAAGGACGCTAACGGCAAGACCGTTACGGACTGGTCGCGTTTTTATCTGGACGGTTGTTTTTTCGGACATCGCGCAAGACAGGTCATTAGCGGTACTGAGATTGTCCCGCGAAACGGCTTTATCGCGCGCATACTGAGTAAATCAATGCCAGATGGGTTTGCAATTGGTAAGGGTGATATCGTGGTCAAGGGGCATGTTAATGATACGTTGCAGCAGAATGACAGCGGAACTGGATTGCGTGATAAATACGCTGGTTCATGCTTTGTAGTGAACGTCCTGGTGGATAACCGCGATTTGCCTAACACAGCGCATGTGTTTGTGAGTGAGGATTGATTATGTTCAGAGTGAAACGAATTAGAGCAGACATCAATATCCCGCGTGCTATTCGCAAAATCGACAATGATACGTTCTGGACATTCGCGGCAAGCGAGTGGAACCGACTTATTTATCCGTTCGTGCCATTTGATACAGGTGCGCTGGCGTCTAACACGACCATTGAGCCGAAAAAGATTATCTACGAACAGGAATACGCTGCAGCAGTTTACAAGATGAACGCGAATTTCAAGAAAGATAAACATCCACTGGCGACGCGCGAATGGGATAAAGCGGCACGTCCGAGTAAATTTGGCGAGTTGCTACGATCGTTGCGTGCTTATATCAAACAGCGAGGTTTGAAATGACGGATAACAAGCATCAAGCGGTCTGGGACTGGCTTTACTCATGCCCCGACATCAAGGATTTGTTCTTCAACTTTGGCGTTGCGCAAAACGATAACACAATCGTTGGAACGCAAGCCGCCGAGAGCATCATCAAAACCTATCTTGGCGGGGCGACCGTCCGAGAATATGACTTCGCGATTATTCAGTTCAAGCCTGCGAACACAGAAACGCCCAACAGTGCAGAAAACGCCGAAATCTTGTTTGATACTGAGGCGGTGATGCGCTGGGTGGACGAACAAGCAAAGCAACGCAATTTTCCGTCATTTCCGGCGAATTGCGAAATTCAATCAATCAAGAACTTGCATAACATGCCTTTTGTTGCCGGTCAAGATGAGACTGGTGCAAAGTACATGTTCACGGTTCGCATTACATATCTAGAAAAGAGAGGTTAAAACATGGCACAAGTTTTACGATACATGATTGCCGATTATCTGAATTGCGGCACATCTTCAACGCCTGACTGGAAGTTGATGGGCACTGGCTTCACAAAGCTGGATGAACAGCTGAACCCTGAAACAAAGGAAACGGTTTATATCAACGATAAGTCGAAAACAACCTACACGCTGGGCTACAAAAATGTATTTCCGTTTAACGCTGAGTACATTGACAGTGAAGACGCGATTAACAAGATTTACGGCATCGCGCGAAACCGCAAAGTTGGCACGGACGCCGAGGTCGAGTATATCCGCACGGACAACATCATTGACGCTGCTACTGGGTTGCCGAAAACCGCGCCTGTTGCCGCGCGCAAATTCAAGTGTTCGGTTGAAGTGACCGAAATCAGCGGTGATCCAGGTGGCGAACTGAAGATGACCGGCAACCTGAACGGCATCGGCGATTTTGTTGAAGGTACATTCAACTTAACGACTAAAGCCTTTACAGCTGCAGGCAGTTAGGCGGGTTTCGCATGAAAGATTTGGACTACACGCCTAAACAGGTGGTTGTTTCGATTGGTGGCAAAGAATATCCCGTTGCTGAAAGAACAGAGCGGGTAGAGAAAGCTATCCGAGAGCATGACGCTGGAATGGAGAACAAAAGCCAGTTTGAAAGCGATTTTGAATTGGTTTCTATTTTGCTTGGCGACGATGCAGCGCGTGAGTTATTTCCGAATGGCGAAAACGAGAACCTTGACAGGCTTTACTTTATCGCCACAAAACTGGTTGAGGCATACCGCGCGAATTACTATCAGATTGTTGATGACAATTTGCGTGAAAGTGCTAACCCAGTGCTTGAGCAGCTAAAAGAGTTGAGCGACGCGGTAAAGACGCTAACCGCATTAAAGCAAGGCGTGCCGAGTAAACAAAAGCGCAAATGAACATTCTAATTGACGCGTTACCAAACAAAATAAGCGGTTGCAAAGTGCGCACGGACTATCGCGTTTGGCTACGCGTCATGCGGATTGTTGGCACGCTGAATATTGACAGGATCACACGTGATTTGGATTATTTCGCGGCGACGATGGACGAAATCAGCGCGCTTATCTTTACTGAGTGGCCGGATTTCTACACCATTGACACATTACACGAAGTCGGCGAGTTTCTATCATGTAAAGGTGCGGAACAAGTCAACATTGAAGGTCGCAAAAGCGATGGTTCAGGTGATACGCGTCTGTTTGACATGGACTTTGACAGTGGCGCGATATATGCGTCGTTTCTTGGTCAATACGGTATTGACTTAGTAAAGACGAAGCAGCTGCATTGGTACTTGTTCAATGTGCTGCTGCAAAGCCTGACCGAAGACAGTCCGTTGAGGGTGCGCGCGAAAATCCGTTCTATCAAACATGGCGACGTGCCGAAAGACAAATTAGCTGAACTGAAGCGCGTTCAAGGACTTTACCGAGTGCCAGTTAGCGATGCTGAAAAAGCGCAGCGCGAGGCACTCACGAAATTATTAAAAGGCGGTGACAAATGAGTTTTTCCGCTGATAAATTGATTATTGAAATTGATGGCGATACTTCGCCACTTGCTGGTGCGCTTGGAAAAATTCAGGGCATCGGTAAAAAGGCGTTCACCGGAATTGCCGGTGCAGTCGGCGGCGCGAGTGCGGCTGTTTCTGGTTTTATCAAAAACGCCATTGATGAATTTGCGGATTTTGAACAACAGGTCGGTGGCGTTGAAACATTATTTGGCGAAAGCGCGCCAAAAGTGATTGAAAACGCGTCCAGAGCGTTTATGACCGCTGGTGTGTCGGCGAATACTTACATGGCGAATGTCACGTCGTTTTCTGCAAGTTTGTTACAAAGTTTGGCGGGCGATACCGATAAAGCTGCTGATATTGCCGATATGGCGATGCGTGACATGGCGGATAACGCTAACAAAATGGGCACGGCGATGGGGTCTATTCAGGATGCCTATCAGGGGTTCGCAAAACAAAACTATACGATGTTGGATAACCTGAAGCTTGGTTATGGTGGCACGAAAACCGAGATGGAGCGGTTGCTTGCCGACGCCGAAAAGCTGACCGGTGTCAAGTACGACATCAGCAACTTAAGCGATGTTTTTGAAGCTATCCATGCGATACAGGAGCAACTCGGCATAACAGGCACTACTGCGCTGGAAGCTGAACATACCATTTCTGGCAGTTTGTTTGCCATGAAAGCTGCATGGTCTAACCTGCTGGTCGGCGTTGCGGATGACACGCAGGATTTTGATGCGCTGGTAAACAACTTTGTTGAGAGTGCAAGCACCGCCTTCAGAAATTTGATGCCGCGTATTAGTACGTCAATTAAGGGTATTGGCAAGCTTATTACCAGTTTGTTGCCCGTTATTGTGGCAACGTTGCCTTCGCTTATTTCTGACGTGTTACCGAGTATCCTGCAGTCTGGCATTGACGTTGTTATGACGTTTTTGCAAGGCATTACGGACAATTTACCCGTGCTAACAAGCGCAGCACCTGACATCATGTGGGCGTTGTTTGATGGCATTATGGCGATGTTGCCCATGATTGGCGATATCGCGCGCGAATTGGTTGGGCTGTTTGTACAGGGCTTTCTCATGTACAATGCGCTCATTTTTGAACTCGGTATAACCATCATTACCGCGCTGCTTCAGGGGCTTGCCGACAATGTGGATAGCATAGTCGATACTGCGGTCACGCTCATTCTACAACTTGTAGACAGTTTGATAACAAATATCCCGCTTGTTATTACCGCGGCGGTTGAGATTATCAAAGGTCTTGCGGAAGGAATTGTCGCTAACGTTTCAGTGCTTATTGAGGCAGCACTGGAGATTATTGACACGCTTATTACGGGGCTACTTGACAGTTTACCCGCGATTATTGAGGCGGCACTTAAAATCATCATGGCACTTGGCGAAGGGCTTATCGCAGCGATACCGCGTTTGGTTGATGCGGCGTTCCAAATCATAGATGGCATTATTGATTTTCTGATTAATAACTTGCCCGCGATTATTGAGGCGGGTGTAACGCTTTTGGTGTCCCTGGTTCAGGCCATGCCGGAAATTGTTTCGCAGATAGTCGCGCGCTTGCCCGAAATTATCACGGGCATTGTTGACACGCTTATAGCGAACTTGCCGGTCATCGTTGACGCGGGTATTGAACTGTTTTTGGCACTTATTAAGGCATTGCCGGAAATCATTGTAACGATTGTCAAGGCGATACCGCAAATTATCACGGCGATAGCAACGTCGCTATGGGAAAACCGCCATGAAATAGTTGAAGCTGGTAAAGACCTGATTATGGGCCTTTGGGAAGGTATTCAGAACATGTGGGAAACCGTGAAAGGTTGGATTGGTGGCCTTTGGGACGGTTT